GTTCGTCCCCGTGCCTGTGCGGATCACGTGGTCTAGCAGATCAACGGTATCTGCCGGGAGGTCGTATGTCCCGACGTTGTAGGTCAAAGTGTGGGTGCCTTGCTCCAGCGTCCACAAGTTCACGCCACGGTTGGCCCAGTCCATGAGCAAGAGGGCAAGACTACGCTTAGACGTACGGAAGTCATAGCCCGTACGCAACTCAGCCCCACAACGCTCGTAAGCCTCCTCAATGATCGTATTGAGATCAAGGTTAAAGTCGGTTGTGGCTGTAGTTTTGTAGGCCATTTACATCCCTCGCCGTCTATACGGCTTTACTTTCTCTTTAACACCCTTGGGCTGCGCGACGAACTGCTTGCCTTGGGCTTTGCCTTTCCTTTTGGCAGCGGTGGTACGGGCATACTCAGCAGGGCTGAGAGCCTTGATCGCAGCCTCTGGAAGGTATCTTTCGCCCGTGTCAGAAGATCGTTTACCACTCTTCGTTCTCCACTTCTGCTGCGTCCACGCTTTAAGGGACTGTTGAGGAGCCTTCATCCGCGATACCCGCCGCCTTTGGCCTTGTACTGCTTTGCCAGCAACTGAGCCTTTCTTGCGCTCCACTGCCCTGCTGCAGTACCCTGTACGGCCCGGCCCTTGATTGACTCAAAAAGCCGCTTACGCATACCGGGCTTCGTATAATTTCCCGCCTCGTTCACGCGGCTCTTGCCTCCCTTGGCGTAGGTTTTTATCGGTCTCCCAGTCCCAATTACGGGCTTTTCGTCCCCCCGGCGTTTTGCTCGGGGGACTTTTTTGGGATTGATATCACCCATGCCACGGGAAGGCATCATCAGACAAACTTCCCTCGGGTCTTACCTTTCTTGGCAATCCCGTCAGCGCGACGAGAAGCGGAGGATTTGACAGAGCCGCCGCGCTTCATCCCGCCTACAAATTCATCAACAGACATTCTACGAGCAGGGGTGTCACTTTCAGCCCTTCGCGGGGCGCTTACATCAAACCCACGCTTCTTGGTTCCCTGCATAAACTCGTCAATTGACATCCTACGAGCAGGGGTGTCACTTTCAGCCCGTTTTGGTGAACTTACGTTAAACCCACGCTTTTTGGTTCCTTCCATAAATTCTTCAGTAGACATTTTGCGGGGCGGCGTATCGCTCTCAGAAGAACTTACGTCAAACCCACGCTTCCTCGTCCCCTGCATGAATTCATCAGTAGACATCTTGCGAGGAGACGAGTCTTTTTTCTTTTCCCGCAGTTCTTTTAGCAACTTCATGTTTGCTGCCGCAGATTTGTCAGTGCGGTTTTTGTAGGCTTCAGGGTCAAGCCGACGAATCTCGGCTCCAACCTTGCCATAACGATCTTCATCAGTCATTTTGCCGCCTTCAGCAAAACGCTTCATCCCGTAACGGGAACCAAACTTTTTGACGCGTTTCATACAAATTTCCCTTTAGTTTTGCCCTTTATTGCACAACCGTCAGCACGCTTGGAAGCAGAAGAAACTTTACCGCCTTTTTTCATACCGGACACACTGCGTCTCTGCGTTTTTTCATACGCTTCGCGCATTTTCTTGGCCATCTCTTCTTGACGAACTCTTTCAAGTTCGTCACGTTCTTTACGTGCCGCCGCAGCCTGTTCTGGCGAACGGCGTGGTCCTTGTGGACCTTTGGGCAGCGGATTCATTAGCATTTCCCGCCGTAGTTCATTTTGACGATTTTGCCCTTGGTCTTACCTTTGTGGGCAACGCCATCAGCAGCCTTGCGGAAAGAACCGCCAGACTTGGCCATGCCACCCTTCTTCATGCCGTACTCGGCCTTCTCATGTTTGATCATGGACTTCGGAGCGCCTTTCTTTTTCATAAAGGCGATCTCTTTCTTAGCCATTTTGTTCATCATTTGGATTTACTCCTGAATTTACGACCCTTGTCAGCCTTCATGAATTCCTTCCCAACCTTCTGGGAAATTCCAATACGTTTGGCTGCTTTCGGGTCATTCGCAACCAAAGCCATCAATCGATGCTGTTTTGCGGATTTGCTGGGCATCTCAGCAGTTCCAAGCCCTCAACGATTTGTTGATCCGGCTGTTCGGGTCGTTTGCCGTCTTGGCACTCGTCAGTTTCTTCTTCATGCCTGTCATACGGGCACAGAATGACTTCTTGCGAGGCCCACCTTCCGGTTGAGGACGCTTCAGCCCCGGCTTACCCGGATTGGCACGGTTGTAAGAAGCCCTGCCTTTTGCGTTGAGTCCGCCAGCAGGGTTTTTCCCTTCTTTCCGTTGCCAAGCAGGGGTCTTAGCCATAGATCACCATCGTCGAGATAACGGCTGACGGGACGATGTAGATGCTGGTCTGGAAGAGCAGACCCTCACCGGGCAACAGCACGTAGTCCGGCGCAGTGGAACTTGCCTTGGTGTTCACTGCAATCTTGACCGGGCCGCTTGCCCCACCGTCATAGAACGTCACGGTGCCTGCGCCGCTATCTGGCACGATATAGATCGCCTTTACGCGAGAACGGCCGATAACGAGGCTATTTTGATCCAGCAGGTCGCCAGCAGAAGTGGCGACCTTACTAGCAAGGACATCTGTTTGCATACCCATCCTAAGTCTCCTGTAATGGATGAAGGGGGCTTATCGCCCCCCGTAAAATTACAGAGTCAGGCTGGTATACAGCGGGATGTACTTAGTAACGCCACCGATTTGAACCGGGATGTAACCAAGTTGAGTTGCACCAACCGTACCGGACACTGCACTACCGGTGGTCAAAATTGTGCTGCCAATCACAAGCGTGTTGGACTGGAACCCGTTCTGCGAAACAACCGGGCCAGAAAACGTAGTAGTAGCCATTGCAAATACCTCACATGCGAGTCAAGCCTGCCAGTCTGCATGTCGTCAGTCGGGGCTGTCTGGCAAGCGGATTTTTCCCGATGACTCTGTATACGCCGTGATTTGGGGGGTGTCAACAAGTTGGTTTGACTTTCTCAAATTCTCTTCCCGCGTGATAACTCGCAGGTTCCAAGGCACGTGCAGCCCACATACAAACTCGGATCGAAGCGGCACGATGTGGTCTACGACGTACTGCTCTCCTGTAGTTTTCGTCATAGTTATGGCTATTTGATACAACTGCCGTATTTCACTTTTCTGTTTGCGGGAGAGCCAACGTGGAGTTGCTTGTCTATGTTTACGCCGCCTAGCCTTAGTATCCGCACGGATTTGCAGTAAATTATTGCGTTTCCACGCATTACGATATTCGCGTAACACCGCTTTGGGGCGGGTAGCCGCTGCTTGGATCACCTTTTCACGGTTAGCGGTGTACCAGTCGTTTTTTCTGTCTTTAACGTCTCCCCGTTTGTTGTACTGCTTGAAGTATTCGGCACGGGCAGCGTTACTCTTTTCCCACTCAGCCTTTAAGCACTCCACACAAGCCCCTTTGGTCTTACGCGGAGCAATATGGCCGTGTTTGCATGGCTCCCCTGTGAAGTAGTACTTGGCACCTGTGGCTTTAGCCTCGGCACGGGATTTAGGCAGCGTTGAAATGTCCATCGTTTACTCTGTAACTTAGTTACAGGTAACGATACTTGGCTTAAACTTGAAAAGCAAGAACAAAAAAGAAGGGGGCCGAAGCCCCCTTCCCAAGCAGCAAGTGCTTGATTTATCAGGACGAACCCGGCGAACCGAACATACCCAATGGATCGCTCCATCCAAATGAGTAACGCTCGCGGCTCTTATACCGCACGTTCCCGGTGTCGAAATCACCATCCATGGAGTTCTGCAGCGGCGTACGGACAAAGTGCTTCATGCCGTTCGGAACGTCGGTCGTCAAGAACCAAGCGTTCGTGTCCGTCAGGAAGTGGTTGACCGTATATCCGCCCGGAATCGAACCCATCGCCTTGAGGGCGTTGATGTCGTTGTCAGCGGTCGCAACACGGAGTTCCGTGTCGAGGAGACGCTTGGCAGTGAACATCAGCGCCGGGGGCACGATGAGTTTGTTGGGCTTTGCCGCGATCAGCAGTCCACGTTCGTCAGTCCAGCCAGCGATCTGAATGACAGCCGCCTCAAGCGAAGTCTCGTTGAGGTCAGAAGCCGTCAGACGGTTGCTGTTGGAGCCGCCCGAAACAAGCGGGTGATCCGCCGCAAACAACGCCTTGCCGTCACCGCCCACGTAGGACGAGGAGAAGCCGTTGTTCAGGACAGATGCCGCCTTGACCTGCTTCGTGTACGCCATAGCACGAGCGAGCGCCTTCGTATAACGCTTGCTGAGCGAGTCGTACAGGTTGTCTTCAACCGCCTCTTCCGTGATGGAGAAGCCGAGAGCGATGGTCTCGTGGTTGTAACGAGCAGTCCACGCTTCCTGTGCGTTGTCATACGCAATCGCAGCACCTTCGGCCTTCACCGGAGCGGCACTGAAACCAGAAAGTTTGGTCTCCTCTTCAAAGGAACGCTCGGAGGTCTCAGTCTCGTAGATCTCCTTGTGCTCCTCACCATAGGTCTTGTACTCAAGGCCAAACAGGGCGTTCAAACCCGGAAGGAGTTCCTTGAGCAGTTGTGCACGTGAAATAGCCATGTCTTAGAACTCCCCTATCAAGTGCCGAGTGGGTTGTTGTAAGCGTGACCACCAACGATCAGCGAAAC